AAACCATGGATGGTTGTATAACCACTTTTCCATCTTTGGTGAACTCTTTGCGAACGCCCATGCCGCAATAACCAAAAAGATTGAAAATGGAATACCTGGCGTAATCACACCAATGTATGCCATACCCACACAGAAAAAGCCAATTCCCATGTAGATGTATCTTTTTATTTGGTTCATTGTGAATCCTTTCGTTATTATAGTATTAGTTATCTGAAAGGACGGGGGGTTTTCTACGAATTGGCAAAAACATCCGGCTGGTTTACTATTTCCACAAAGGCACCACAATCATACGTATCACCCAATCTAGCAACTTCTAAATTATTGGCGAACACGTTTGGGCTGTGTGTTACTATATTTGTGCTATAAACTGGAGGGCAATGTGTATGGGGTGTGTTAGTATCTGTCTTTCTGTGTATTGGTTCGTTATGGACGAATACATTTGAACTACCTGATAGTGTAGCAATTTGTCCTGGAGCAACACACACAGGATGACCCGTGTTAACTACATCAACTTCACTTCCTCTTGCTACTAATGGCATTAGAGTGCGATTCCTGTTGTGCTTGAAATGTATTGTTTGCTCATCTCTTCGAGTGTCTTGTTAATGCAAACAATCTTATCAGAACCAATGTTTACTTTTGCATCCGGTCCAATTGTGAACATGAACGGTGCAAGACCCAATCCTTGTTGGGTAGCAGTAACCATCAGTGGCTTGTGTAAAATAAAACTATCAGCCTTTTGTTCTTCCAATCTTGCCACAACTTCCTCGCCCGATGTGAGTTTGATTGAAACCGTGTCTCCGTTTTTGTATGGGGCTTCTATTAACATTATAGTGTGTGTCCTGTTCCGTTGAATCCTGTGTCGTCTACGTATTTCGTAAAAGCATCATATCCACCGATTTTCTTTCCGTTAATCACAATCTGTGGAACCGTTCGAGCTCCTGGAAAGTTTTCTAATAGTTCTTCTCTTGTGTAGTCAGTGCCAAGTGACTTGTATGTGTATTTAAATCCTCGAGTCTCGCAAAAATTCTTTGCCTTGTCGCAGTATGGACACATTGGCTTTCCATAAATTTCAATCATATTTTTATCCTGAATAAACCGTTGAACCTTTTTTATCAATTACTCTAACCATAATAACACCGGCACGTTTTTTCTGTAGTGCAGCAGAAATTGCTTGATTTTCTGTGCCATACGATCCATACGTGGTCCAACTTTCGTATGGTGAGTTTCTTTTAAATTGTGCCTTGTACATGCTATTACTTATCTACCCTACAGGGTAAATCCTTTAAATGTGTCTTCTTCGACGTCCTGTTTAACGCCTCCAACAATATAACTCTCAACTTCTGTTTCCTGAGGAGCAACCTGTAATCCTGAACTTGACAACCAGTGCTGTGTCCAAGGTAGGGGATTTGTGTTGAGTGGGCGATCGTAAATAGTTTTTAATCCTAACGCCTTCAATCGTTTATTCGCAATGAATTCTACATATGCATGGAGTAGATTAGCATTCAATCCAATTAACGATCCCTTGGTAAACAGATAGTCTGCCCAACGCTTTTCTTCGTCAACACAATCACGCCACATTTGATAAACTTCTTCTTCACACTCTTTGGCAATCTTAACAAAGTCTGGGTCATCGTTTCCTTTTGCCCAGTGCTTCAAAATGTGTGTTGAAAGGTTCAAGTGTGTGGCTTCGTCTCTAGCAATCAGTGAAATAATCTTTGCTGAACCTTCCATAAGTTTCAGTTCACCAAATGCAAATGTACAAGCAAAGGATACATAGAAACGCAAACCTTCTAAAATGTTTACGGTCATCATTGCTTTATATAATTGCTTCTTCACTTCATACATGTTGCCTTTCTTATGATGGAAAAAGTTATCAGCAATTTCATTAAACTTATCGTATTCTCTAGTTACACTTTCTGCTCTTGCAAGAATTTCTTTATCTTCTAGTATGGTGTCAAAGACTTCACTTGGATCAGGATATACATTCTTTACGATATGAGTGTATGAACGGCTATGAATTGTTTCCTGGAAGTCCCAGCATACAATACAACTTTCTAATTCTGGATTAGAACAATAAGGTAGGAAAGCCAAACATGGACCTCGGCCTTGCACACTATCTAGCAGTGTTTGATACTTCAAGTTTGAAGTAAAGATGTGCTTTTGTTCCTCACGGAATTCCTGATAGTCTGCTCTATCCTTCTGTAGACTTACTTCTTCTGGTCTCCAGAAATAACCCAACATGGTCTGATTGAGTTTATCATACTCTGGATAACGAAATACATCGTATCTCTGTGTATTTCCGTCCTCACCGAAGAACATATACTCTTTAGTAAAGTCCACTTTTTTCTTGTTGAATACCGTTTTGCTCAATTTTTGTTTCTCTCTCTTTGCAGTCATAAACCTTTAAATGTTACAGGCCTCACACTCTTCTCCGTCAATTTCCGTAGAAGGGATGGTCTCAACCCCATTGCTGTGACCATTGCTGTAACCGTTGCTGTGTCCGTTCATTGTAACACCATTTTGTAATGTGTCAACTACGGTTTCTTCCAACCCTGCTGGCTGGACGTTATCTTCTTCACCCTTGAAGTCATAGGTGTTTTGATAGTAACTTGTTTTCCAACCCAACTTGTATGTTGTTAGGAGATCCTTCATCATCACACTCATAGGAACTTCATTGTTCTCAAAGTGTGTTGGATTGTAACTCCAGTTGCCCGAAATGCTTTGATCAAAGAACTTCTGCATTGCCGCGACAATGTTGATGTAACCTTCATTGCTAGGCATATCCCAAAGTAGGGTATAAAAGTTCTTCAGTTGACCATACTGCGGAACAACCTGTTTAAGAGGCCCTTTCTTTGACTTCTTAATGGACAAGAATGCTCTAGGTGGCTCAATTCCGTTTGTTGCATTTGACACAACGGAACTGCTCTCCGATGGCATTTGTGCGGACAGCGTTGAGTGTCGTAGTCCGTGTTCCTTAATGTCCTTTCTAAGATCATCCCAATCATATTGTAGTTTCGCCTTGATCACCTCGTCAACATCTTTCTTGTACGTGTCAATAGGAAGGATGCCGTCCGCATATTTAGTACGGTTGAAATATTCACAAGCACCACGTTCCTTGGCAAGTTCATTGCTCGCTACTAATAGATAGTATTGGAATGCTTCTGTAAGTTCGTGTACTAGTTTCCATGCTTCCTTGTCGCTGTACTTGACCTTGTTCTTGGCTAGATAATGTGCAAGTCCAATATAACCAACACCTAGTGAGCGTCTTGCCTTGGTTGAAATCTCAGCAGCCTTGACAGGATATCCTTGGTAGTCGATAATTTCTTCAAGTGCTCTAACAGCAAGGTCACATAAGTTTTCTAGTTCTTCTAGATTATTAATTAATCCAACGTTGATAGCGGAAAGAATACACAGAGCAATCTCACCATTCTCATCATCAATGTGCTGAATTGGTTTGGTTGGTAATGTGATCTCCTGACACAGGTTACTCATGTAAACAGCATCTTTGAAAGAACTATGGCTGTTCGTATGATCAACATTCATAATGTAGATGCGTCCTGTCTCTGCTCTTTCTTTTAACAGATCTCCAAACAACTCCATTGCTTTGATCTTTTTCTTACGAATGGATGTTTTGCGTTCAGCCGCTTCGTATACTTCCTTAAACTTTTCATTGTCTCCGCTGTAGAATGCATCATACACTTCTGGGACATCGTGAGGCGAGAAAAGAGTAATTTCTTCCCTGGCCAATAACCTTTCATAAAATAATTTATTGAGTTGAATTGAATAGTCTAATTTTCGTACACGATTGTCTTCTGTGCCCTTGTTGTTTTTAAGCACAAGAATGTCTGCAATCTCATAATGCCAAATAGGGAAATGTGTAGTAGCACTTCCTCCACGCACACCATTTTGTGTACAACTTCTTACGGTTGCTTCATAAACTTTTAAGAAGGGAACGACACCCGTGTGTGCTACTTCCCCACCCCTAATCTTTGAGTTAATTGCACGTAGGCGCCCCGCATTAATTCCAATGCCAGCTCGCTGAGCAATATAATAACCAATAGCGGAGTTACTGCTAAAAATACTAGGCAAAGTATCGTCAACATCAACCAATACACAACTAGCAAACTGCCTAATTGGAGTACGAACTCCGGCCATGACAGGGGTTGGGATGTTGATCTTAAAAAGTGAGGTCGCGTCATAATATTTCTTCACGTATGTTAAACGTGTCTCCTTTGGATAGTCAGCGAAGAGAGTGGCTGCTATCATCATGTACATAAATTGAGGCGTTTCAAAAATATCGCCATTGGATCTATCCTGGCAGAGATATTTGTCTACTACCTGTCTTAGACCAGCATAGGTAAAATCTTCGTTTCGTTCGTGCCTGATCCAGGTGTTCATTTTTTTCAAATCAGTTGACGTATACTTTTCCTTGATTGCAGGATCATACACTCCACGCTTAATATTTGCATCGATGACTTGGCTTAAACTTAAATGCTCATAACGGTCATACACTTTCTTGTGTAGGCTGTATAGTAGTAGTCTTGCTGCTGCGTATTGATAGTTTGGT